ATGATGCTCAAGATAAGTTAGACTTATTTGAAATAACAGACAAAAATAATTATAAAGAAAAATTAAGTCTAATGGATGAAGTGTTGAGAAAAAATCAAGATTATCTAAATAAAGTAACTCAAATAAGAGATGAGTTGATAAAACAACGTAATAGTGTGGCTAAGAATGGTTTAGAGTGGAATTTATTAACTGCACAAATTGAGGAATATAACGAAAAGATTGATGATAGTACAAAATCAATAGTTGCCCAACAACAAGCAATCAAAGATGTTAAAGAAGAGCAATTAGATTTCATAAGCTCAATGGAAGACCAAATAGTCGAAGCATTAAAAACTAGATATAAAAAGCAATTAGAATTATCTAAAGATGAGTCGGCAAAAGAACTTTTAGTATTGACTAATTTAACTAAGGAAGAAGAAGACTTAATTAAAAAAGGTTTAAAAACTAGAGAAGAAATTTTTGACGACCATCATCAAAAGATACTTGATGCTTTAAACGAAGAATTACAATCATATCAAGATATTTATGATGCACAGATTAAAGAGATTGATAGAGAAGAAGATGAAGATGATTATAATAAAGAGTTAAATAAAAAACAACAAGAAAAAGCTAAACTACAAGCACAATATAATTCTTTGTTATTAGATTCATCATTAGCTGCACAAAGTAAACGAGAAGATTTATTAGAGCAAATATCAGAAAAAGAAGAAGAAATTCAAGAATACATACACAAAAGAAGTATTACTTTGCGTAAAGAAAATCTTGCTGATGAATTAAAGAAAAATAAAGAAAGAATACAAGATAAAATTGATAAGGAAAACGAAGCATATGAAAATGCAAAAAAGAAATATGACCAAGAAGTTAGGGCTTTAGAGAAGTCTAATGAAGAAAAGTTAAAGTCAGATAAATTATATGCTCAAGCCAGAGAGATGTTGATGCAAGGAAACATAGAGGCTCTTACATTTTTACTTGAAAAGTATGGTTCGGATAGCGAGAAAATCTTTGGTTCTATGGGAAACAAGATTAAGCAAGAAATAGTTGATAACCTTTCAACCGCTATAGAATTAGTAAAAGAATTAAAAAATAATTCAAGTAGTATTAATGATGTTAGTATGGATGATTCTGCGAGCAGGGAATATGATATGGAAGCATATTATAAAGACCCTGAATTAAAAGAATTACAACAACAATTAATTGCTGATACTCTTAGTCAAAACCCTAAATACACCAAAGAAGAATATCAAGAGAAAGGTAAATCTATATTGCAAAAATACAAGATTCACAAATTAGGTGGACTGAACACAGAAACAGGTTGGCATTGGTTAGATGGAACTGACACTAAACCAGAATTAGTTTTAAATGCCGAGCAAACAAAAGCTATGATAGGGTTAAAAGATTATCTACCATCATTCCTAAAGTCAATAAAAACGCCAAGTATACAATTACCAAAGTTAGATTTAATTAATTTAAGTGGTATCACTGGTGGAAGTCCAGTTGAATTAAAAATAGACAGATTAATAAATATAGAAGGCAATGCTGATAAGAGTGTTATTCCAGAAATCAAACAAGCAGGATTAAATTCATTAACACAATTAAGACAAGCATTGAATAAGCAAGGCATTAGGAAGGTGTAAAATAATTACACCTTACTTTTAATTAAGGAGGTGTAAAATTTGAGTTTTATATCGGATGAATTTGAATATGATGGAATTCCTTCTTATGAAATGGGAGTATCTTTGGTTTCATTGGAATCGGATTTAATAGAAACTCCTTTTGGTTATACAAGGGATATTAAAGAGGAGAAAATTCCGCATAGGGACAAGCCTTATTTTTATGGATTTGAAAAGGAATGTTTAACATTAAAATTAACAATCGCAAAATTAGATTCAGAAGGCAATCCTTTGGAATGGTCTGTAGACGATAGAATTAAAATTGTTGAATGGCTTTATAAAGATAAATATTGTCCATTTATTTCGGCAGATAATCCAGAGGTTATATATTATTGCACTCCTGTTGAAGATGGAGTAAGATTTACAAATAGAGATTTGAAAGGTTATGCTACTATTACACTAAGGTGCAATAGTCCATATGCGTATACGCCTACATATATAGAAGAGTACAATCATGCCACAGCATTAAGTGACATAATAGAAATTAATAATTTATCCAATGTTAAGAAGTATTATCACCCTGAGATTCAAGTTTATACAAATAACACTACCTCATTTAAAATAGTTAATTTAACAGATGGTGGTAGGGAATTTAGTTTTTCTAATTTGGACAATAATGAAACAATTTATATAAATAATGAAATGCAAAGAATTGAAACTGATAAAGTTGATGTACTTGGGAATAAGGTATATAGACTGCAAAATTTCAATAAGAATTGGTTTAGATTGGTCAAAGGGATAAATAGAATACAGATTGTAGGAGATGTAGATGTACTGTTTAGATGTTCATATCCTATAAGCATATAAGAAAGCGAGGTGGAGTGATGGATACGATTTATTACAACGGTAATCCGATAACGCAATCTCAAAGTGATACTTTGTTTAATTTAGGATATATTGATTTAAGCAAAAGAAATTATTTTGAAGATTTAGAATTAATATTATGTAAATCAGATGGTACAGAAATAACATCATTAAAAGATGCTTATAATATTAAATTAAACTTGTACTTACATGATATTGATGAACTAGAGTTTGATATGCCTTATTATATAGAAGAGCAATATGCACAAGTTAAAAATTATAATTGGGATGAAACCGAAGATTATTTATTAATTAAACTAAACAACAAAGCTGTATTTGTTATCAATAGCATAATAGAAAATGGCGATGAAATACAGACTAAACACGTTCATGCATACAATAAAGAATACTTATTAAGTTTTAGACAATTACCTTTGCTTCAAGGTACTAGGCAATTATATAGAGATGGTTCTGAAGCCGCTACCTCAAAAGTGTCTTATAGCTTAGATGGTGTAAATTGGGTAGATTACACAGCACCTTTTACTACCGAAGATGGTAAAAATGTATTTATACGCAGATATGACCATCTTAATACTTTGATAGGTAGTTATGTATGGAATAATAAAGATAGATTTGCACAAATAGAAGGTTTAGATGTAACTTATAAAGATGCTAACATTTTTAATAAAACAATAGAAATAAGTATAAGAATTGTATCGGAAACAGGTGAAGGGTTATTAAATTTATTAGAACAAGAAACATCATGGAAGATTGGGTATATTGACGCTGATGTAAGAGAAGATAGGAGTTTAGGGCAAAATCATAGAAAATATAGAACTTTTGATATAAGCAATCAATCATGGTTGGATATATTATACAAAACTATACCCGAATTATTTAACTGTATAGTTAGAATAGACTCTTTAAATCAGACAATAAACATATATGATATTGATAAATTTAGTGAAAATAAGGGTTTATACATATCCAAAGAGAACTATCTAAAGAATATAAAAAAGGACTTAAAAAATGATGATGTGATTACGAGGTTAAGAGTTTATGGGAAAGACAATTTAGGTATTTCAAGTGTTAATCCAACAGGTGAGGAATTTATTGAAGATTTTAGTTATTACAGAAACAGTAAATATATGGATGCAGATTTATTACAGGCTTTGAACAACTATGATAATTTAAAGGCTACAAAAGGTTCGCAATTTAACAGCTATCTTCAACAAATAACAAATTTAACAGATGAAAAAACTGTTTTAGAAAATGAATTAGTAGATTTGCAAATGCAGAAGTTGCAAAAAGAAGACGAAAGAGATATGGCTATACAACATACTTCATATCATATTAATTATGATACAGATATCGACAATATTGATATTGATTTTTCAGATATTCATGGAACTAATTTATCTACATATAATGCAGAAATAGCAAGAATACAAGCATTAATAAACTCTAAAGAAAATGAAATAAAAAATATAGAAGATGATATTAATATTATATTAGCTAAGATAGAAACTCTCAGAAATGAATTGGATAAGAAAAATAATTTTACAACGGAACAATTAAAGGTTTTAAATGACTTTGTAAGAGAAGGTTCTTGGGAAAACAGTAACTATAGTGATGTTTACGAGTTATTTACAGCAGGAAAACAAGCTTTATCAAAACTAAGTAAACCCTCTGTGGAATTTAGCATAGGGATTATTGATTTTTTAAATGTCGTAGAGTGTCAACATGATTGGGATAAGTTAAATATTGGCGATATTATTAATATATAGTATGATGATTTTGATTTATATGTAGAGGCAAAAATTGTTAAAATTTCACATGATATAGATAATAATAATATTGAAATAACCGTATCTAATAATAATGAATTGGATGATGATGCTAAGTATATATCTGATTTAATTAAAAATTCTACAGAAGCTAATAGTACCATAAACGCATTTAAACATCAATGGGATTTATCGAGTAAAAACACAGATTTAATTTCGGAAATAATTAGTAGTGGATTAGATGCAACAAAAAATAGAATTTCTAGTGCAAGAAATCAAAATATAACCATAGATGAACGTGGAATAGGCATGAAGGATTTATTTGATGATAATGAGCAATTGAGAATCGTTAATAATTGTCTTGCCATGACCACAGACTCATGGCAAAGTGTAAATTTAGCAATAACGCCGAGGGGTATAATCGCTGAACAACTCTATGGGAAAATTATAGGTTCAAATAAATTAATCATTACCAATATGAATGAAAATGGTGAAAGTTCATTTATAGTTGACGGTAATCATATGAAGGCTATAAATATGGATTTGTCTCTTGAAAATTCTATCCACATGAATAGAATATACCTAAACCCAGATGTTGGTCTTAAAATACAAAAGAAAGAAAATGGTTTTTGGGAAGATTTATTATGGCTAGGTATGGATGGTGACATATATGCTCAGTCATTCCATATCATAAATACCGATAGTGTATTAGATG